TTGAGGTATGTTTCTTTGTCGTGACTTGTTGAGTTAGAGCTATTAAGTAAGTATAGAACACTTGAAGCATGCATACCCGCTTTATTAGCTGACATTTTAACCGATTCATTCCACGCATTCTCCGCTGCTTCTCTTCGTTCCTTCTGTAACAATGCTTCCAGTTCTTCGGGGGTGAAGATGTATACTGATAGTAGGCTTTTTACAGGGATTGGATAACCATTAAGCACCGATTTATCATTAGTTGGTGGAAATATTAATTGAGCGTCTGCTATTTGTTTACCTGTACATTTTACATAGCAAGTCTGCGGTTGTTTGGTTGTGTTATTCATTTTGTAAGTTTTGAAGTCTGTCAATTTCGGCGGCTATTTCTATGTTTCTTCTTGCAAGTCTTTGTATTTCAGCCAAGTTTAACGAACCAGCCTTTACAAGGTTTCTAACTTCTGTTGTCGGTTTCCACCATTGTTCATCCCACGGGAAAATAGATTTATCGTTTTCCTCATAAGCAAGTGCAGCGCGACATAACTGACTCTCTTTGTGAAGATCGTCATGCTCGGTACTCCACCCTTCTTTTTCAATTTGTCTTTGTCTTTCTTCTGCAATAAGTTCGATGCCTGATTTTAATTTGTTTGTCATGGTATTGTTTTATCGGTTAAGTATTTCGTTTGCTTTGGCGGTAATAAAATATAGTAGATCATCCTTATAGCCAACCCACGTTCCATTTTCCATCCAATCTACCAATTCCCTCAATCCTTCCTGTGAGGTCTTTTGACGACCTTCTTCCGATGTATTATTTTTATAAATTTTATACTTTGATATAACGTTGTCAACAGCATCACAAAAATCCCCGTTTAATACTGTTCCACTTACACCGCCTTCAACCGGATATGATATAATGTAGGATTCTGTACTGGGTGGGATGGGTTTGAACTGGGAGGCGTAGGCTTCCATAGCCTTTAGGGATATACTACGTTCTGTTTTAGAAAGAAAATACTTCTTTTTCTTTTGGAAATCCATTAGTACCTCTTCTGCTGTTTTCATGGGTTACTTTGTTTTGGGTGGGGTGGGTTATGCGTTATGAGATACATCAATAGATACAGCACTCTTTTTTATCCCATTCTTAATGAGAATCTCTTCCAGTTCATCAACCTTCTTTATGAGGTTCATTTTCTGCTTCAATAGTTCTTGTTTTTCTTTCCCCCACTCCTCACCTTTAACAGATGCGAGGATTTCGGGGTCGGTGAGAACCTGATGCGCAACTTCAATAAATAAGATAGACGATGTTACAGACGGGTGTTCTGCTTTCTCTTCTATCAACTCAATAGTTTCTTTGCTTAGTGGGTTCATTGGTTAAGGTTTAAAAACTGGCTATCTGATAGGCTACATAAAAGTAGATCACTAAACAGGTGATTGATAAAATCAGGTTTTCTTTTGTTTCAAAAGGATACTGTTTCATTGTTTTAATGTTTAGGGACGAATAAAATGTATATCAGAATCAGGGCCAGTATTACAAATATGGCGCGCTGGAAGATGTCAAGCATTTTTGTGTCCATTGGTTTGGGTTTATTTGTTAATAAAGCATCTTCCAAGTTTCATCCATATTTAAAACACCGTCTGCCTCGAATCTGTTATCCTCTATATTTATTTTGCTTGAATTAACTAATTTTTGCTTCTCTTTTTCAAAAATTTCTTTGGCTTTAATTCTTGCTTCATCTTCATTATCAGCCATTACGCTAATGCTTATTACAGCTCTGTACCCGATTGTTACTTGATAGTTTGTCATGTCTTAAAATTTATGTTTGGTTGGTAATTGGTTTTCTCTGATTCGAAAGATCGCGATCGTTTTGCCAAACACATCCGTTGTTGTCTCTAAACAAAACTCCAAATCTTCAATACGTTTTATTTTCGTGGTATTTATAGGACTATGGCCTTTCCAAACCTCAATAAAATGTGTTGCGGGTAATTGGTTATTGGGTGCTATTCGTTGCATGGTTGTTTATTTTATACTGTGATTATTAATAGCGACTCCTTTGTGTTTATTTCGTTCAATAACTGTTCATACTGCGGACATTCACCATACTGACCGTGAAAGAACTCCGCCAATCTCTTAGCGCATTCTAGGTGGAACCCGTTTTCGCAGCTGTTAAGAACACGCAGAGCCCATTCAAATGATTCTTGCATACAGTTATTTTTTTTTAATGAACCAGGCAGGATACCTATAACTATTAGACAGTAAAGTAAATAAACATCTTCCACACTACCAAATTTAAGTGAAAAAAAGTTTTACCTTTTTTTTGCAGTTACTGAAATTTATTTTATGTTTGCTAAAAATAATACGTTATGTCATTACAACTATTCAACATTTCCGCTCTGTCTGCGGTAATTGGCCGTGGAACAAAAGATAATTTCTATAAGCGGTTCGGCCTGGGTGTCAAGCACGGTATCCCCACCTTGTCGCCCACTGAGATCAGGCAGGTAAGAGAGGCAATAAGGAAAGGTGCAACAGTTGCACTTGAGGAATTGAAATTGTTGGAAAAGGTATGAGAAACGATTTTTATACTACATTCAAGGTTTTATCTGTAAGTAGCCGGATCAGGACTGCAGCCCCTATCTGTTTTGATTCTGCATTAGGGTCGAAAACTCCATCCTTCACAAATTTGCCTTTCATGTAGTGGGTAGTACCGGCCCAGAGGTACGGGGTGGCAATCCCCTTTCTTATGTACCCGAACCCGTTATATTTTTCAAGCCGGTAGAGCATCAGGTTTATGTTCCAGGATTCCTGCACATGGAAGCCTTTTAGCCGGAGGGCATCGATTGCGCTCTCCAGAAAGGTATAAGCGGATCCTTTACCGCTCCATGGATCTGCCAGTGGTCTGCCGGCTGGAACCTGCCACGTCCTTTTAGCCAGACTATCCCCGTTGTGAAGGTGCTTGCTGAAACTGCATCCGCATTCCATCATGTGAATGATGCCAATGAAGTACCATGGTATTTTGCCCCCAGCCTTTTCGCTTACACGCTCATAGTTGGCCTTTCCTTTGAGGATCAGCCGGGCGGTATCTTCTGCCTGCTTCATGCGTTCGGGCCGGAAGGTCATTGAATTATATAGTTCCTGATAGCGGGTTGATATATCCTGCAGATTTGCCATTATTTCGATCGTTTATAGATGAGGAACAGGAATAAGCCGCCAATGGCCACAGTGCCGAGAACAATCAAAACAACCGGACTACTGCGGGTTGATTCCTTTTGTACATTTTTTGTCTTGTCAAATTTTGACAAGTCGGATGCTGATGCCTTTTTCAGATCGACTGCTTTTTCTCCCTGATCGATCAGCTTTACCACAGTTGAATCCTTCCCTTTTGACCGTATGGTTATTTTCCGGATTGGGCCGGTCTGAACCTTTACCCTTCCATCTGAGTATTCAGACGGTCTATATATTAATTGATTCCCTGCGTATATGGTAGAATCAGCACGGTAGATTTGGTTATCAAAGTACTCGATGACTGTTTCCCTTTCCCATTGTTTTACCCCGCTGGAATCTACCTTTAAATCACGTTTTTCGGTGGCAAATGAGTCGATTTTAGCGGAGGTACTTGAATCGGTCTTACTGATATGGGTATCCGTGGACTTTTTCACCGAATTGCAGCCGGAAAGGATGCCTCCGAATATCCATGCAAGCAGGATAAATGCGGCCATGGCAAGGAGCGCGATAGCCTTGCGGTTATCAGGCTCCTTTGGGTTGTAGAATTGTCCGTATGTTGCCATAGTATTAGCTTTTTGGCTGGCCCTCCTGCTGTTCTTCCATCTTCATGATTGGGTTGTTCTTAATCTGGAAGGTGAGCAGCTTTAAAAGTGGGCCAACAAAGAATTTTGAAAATGTGGTTTGATTGTCGATCGCATACAGGTTCTCCAGTACACTGGTAAGCTCAATGAAAATGATAAAGATCACCAGACCGTTGGTGAGGTATTCTACATATGGCTGCACGTTTGCCATATCGCTGTTCTGGCCGGCAATGTACTTTAGGAGCATTCCGACAACGACCGATCCTCCGTACTGAGTGAACTTAATCACCGTTTTTCTGTACCCCTCTGAGGTTCGAGCGTTCTTCAAGTAGACAGCCTTTATTACCCCTGTACCAAAGTCCAAAACAATGGCAATGCCCATCACTAATAACAGGCTTGGCGTTGGCAGGAAATTAAATTTTACGTTCAGCAAAGCGCCGAAAAATGTTAAAAGAGTGTAGGATTTCATTGTTTTGTAGATGTATGGTTTAGAAATTGATTACTGCTTTTTCGGTTCCTGAAATTTCAGGTTAAAAAATCTTAGAAAATAATCAGTGAACGGATTTGCAATTTTTGCGGGGTATTCTTGGATGCCATTTACGAACTGGTCAACATCTTCCTGCGATAAAATCAGCATCGCTTTTTTCAGCAATTCGGTCGGTATTGCCTTATCACCGATCTTGACTACTTTAATTTGATCTGTTATTTGTGCAGTATCGCTACCAATCACCCTGACTATATCTTTGTTTGGGGCGTTGCTAAAATGCAGATCAGTTGCTTTTTTCGCTTTGCTGATAATAGTATCCCAGTTGTTATTTGACTGTGCCTGTACCGTTGTTGCCATCAAAATGGCTGCGATTAAAATTGTTGTGCTTTTCATGCTGTTGTATTGTTTTAGTGATTATAATACCTGATATTGAAATGTATAGTTTGCTACGACTACTGTTCCAGACGCACCTGCTTTAAATGATATTACAGCTTTATTATTTAAATTGTTCCCGCTCACATACCCTGCAATAAAATTACTACTGCAAGTTGCTGTTCCAGTTGCCTCTAATGTCGACGTAAACGTTGTAGAAAACGGCAATGTTATTTCGATTGCAGAAACTACACCGGATGCGGTAGTAGTATATTGAACCACTCCACTAACAGTTACTATATTGCCAATTCTTGTATATTGATGCCCGTATGCCGTTATAGTTCCTGCATTTTGCGCATTCGATGCTGTTGGTGTATATGTCCCGCTTGTAATTGTATTTGATGTAGACAATGTTCCTGAACTATTAGCAATTACTACTCTATCACCTGTACCTGCAAGACTGCTGAATGTGGCTGCGCCTGTGGGTGATATGGTTAGTTTAGGGGTTACGCTTCCTCCTGTCATAAACAATAAAGACTTTCCTGTTTCTGCAAACAAGGCAATGTCAGAAGAAGAAGTTCCATCAATAAAACCGCTTACTCCCATAGAACCCATTGATACACTATTTCTTTGAAATACAATACCACCTCCGCCTGTTGGACTACCTCCATTTGCAACAAATGAAGCATAAGCATTTCCACCCGTCGTTACATTTCCGCTAAAACTTGCAGTAGTACCATTTAGCCCACCTGTCAGAGTTCCTCCTGTCAATGGTAAATACCCACTCAAACTCGCATCCGTAGCATAAGAAGTACCATCCAAACTTCCATCAGCCTTTACAAACTGACTTGAAGTTCCTGTAATGTAGGAAGGAGTAGTGCCGCTAAATCTAACAAAACCAGTTCCGTTTAACTGTGCTTGTTTTCCATTAAATGTATTCCAATCTGTGCTACTTAAAAAACCATTAGTACTTGTTGATGCTTGACTTATAGTTATATTAGGCATTGTTCCACCACTTGAAGATAAAGGTGCGGATGCTGTTACACTTGTTACCGTTCCAACTGAAATAGAACCCCCAAGAGCCGTAGAAGTACCATTGATTGTTATTGCACTATTTCTAAGGTCGCTATTTTCAATTATAGTTGTTTTTCTTCGGTAATTAGAAAGCATGGTAGCGGTGTCGGAAATGTTAAGTTTGCCTGTAATATCTGAACTTGTCAAATAGGTATTCCCATCCACCGTACCGTCTGCTTTTAGGAATTGGGAGGATGTACCGCCGCTTTTAATAAATCCGTTTGATGTTAAAGTAGAGTCAAATGTACCAAAACCGTAAACCCTTAATATATCCCTACCAGGGGCTTTAGACGAATCCCAAGGGGGTGTTAAATCCGCTTTAGGAAATATTGTCATCCCTCTATCTGCATAGAAAACAAAACCGTATTTATCACTACCAACCCCATTATCTATACTTGTTGAATGGATTTCTACAACATACTTTTCATTTAACGGTGTTCTAAAAGAAGGTCGAATTGCCAATACCCCAGCTTTTCTTGAAGTACTAACAGAAGACGGGAGCATACCTAAAATAAAGGTTTCATTTTCATAACCCGTCCCGCTACTTGCCATTGATATACCTACGCCATCATTGCTATTGTCTGCTAATTCAATTCCTTTAGCTGCCCCCGTTCCATTATTAGCAACTGGATTGACGCTACCAACCCTTAGGTACGATGTTTTGGTAGTGTCTGTGAAATTTTTAACGCCCCCAACCGTCTGCGTTCCAAATGTACGTACCACTTGGCTATACAAGCCAGTCGTATCACTATACTCCACAAACGGTGCTAACATCGCAGCCGTATCGCTAATATTTAGCTTGCCAGCAAGCCCCGATGTAGTCGCTATATCTGCGGGGTCTATTGTACCCCTTCTTATTGTACCCCCTGCATCTAAATAAGCGATTCTATTTCCTGTTCCAGCGGCAAAAATACTTTTAAGTACTCCACCTGCCACAATATCCGTATTTGCTGATAAATTCGGAACACCAACTGTTGTGCCGTCAAATGTGAATGTGCTTAGACTTGTTACGCTTCCTGTCCCGTTCCAATAGGCTACACGACCGCTTACCCCTGTTCCAGTAACAGGATTTGTTAATAACGGCTGTTTTGTTTGAATGCGAGATTGAACAGCATTTAAACTATCAATAAAACGATTATTTAATACATAGCCGGAAAGCATGTAAGTTGTATCAGATATTTTTAATCTGTTTGCTACTATATAAGCCGTATCAGAATACTTAACGAATGGTGATAGCATATATGAAGTATCTGTTTTTAGCAAGTACTTACTTAGCATCGTTAATGTATCTGAAATATTAAGTTTAATCAACGCAAGGCTATCAGTTGTTTTATTCCCCAGGTAAGAAGTCCATATCTGACCATTTACGCGGCCGGTATCGGACCATTGAATGGTTCCGGCAATACCTACTTTTTCCCAATAACTTCCTGCGCTTCCTTTGATGTAGAACTTACCGTCAGAACATTGACGGGTAATGATCCCAGTATCGCCAGCGGCCACAAAGGAGGCCGTATCCTTACATCCGTATGATACTCCGCGCATCCATCTGAACTGGTTTGTTGTTGGTGACCATTGGGCGGTTGCATTTCCCGCTAAGCATAACGATAGTAGTGCAATAATGTATTTCATATTATATTATTTCCAAAGTAAAACAAAGAACTCCCCAGCTACTGCTGGCTTATCGGCCGCCCAGCTAGTCGTACCTGTACTGGTTAAAAATTTCTTCTCGTTATTAACAGGCGTTCCGCTGGTTATAATATCGCCAATGTCGGACCCCCCCCTCATGACCGACAGAAGGGCATTAGCGCCAATCATATCTGGCACCACTATTGATGTTTCTCCCCCGGTTGCGGTATATGCATATCTATTCACGTCTCCTGATGTTGATGGCGGTGTAATACTATTCGTTATTGACGGCGTGCCTGTTCCCTGCGCCGAAAGATTAAAGGACCCTACAGCCCCGTTTGCCCCAGACAGTGATACGCTCGTTATATAAACAAACCCCTCAAATACCCATGTCCCCTCTGTATCTGCATCTATCGCAAACTTTACAGTAAATTTAGTTTGCGCAATCCAGTCCTGTATATAGTGCTGAAATCCATAACTTATTCCGGTACTTATCAGGCCCCTGGTAGAAACAGACCACTGATTAATGTCCGGCTTAAACTCCCGATTCTTATCTGAACTATATCCGGTTACTTCTCTTAATGCCGTCTCCATTGCCAACTCGCACTCGGTTGAGCAACCGATCTCAACATTACCACCGCCATCGGTGTGCTTATACAGTCTTAGATTTTTACCCCGGATAAAAGCCATACCACTAAGATACGAATGGGGGGAAAAAATATTAATGTTGTTTGGTAATACCGAACGAAGGTAGTATATTGCATTACATGAAACCAAAAAAAATAAAACAACGATCCTTGCGCCTATGCGGTATGGATGGTATTATCCAGGCGGAGGCTATCAACCGTGGATTATCGGTTACGGATATCATCTGCGAGGCAGTAGAGGAAAATATCCGCCGGGCCCCAATTGTATACGCGCCGAAGCCTAAACGACCGACCGTTAAACGTCCTTCGCCTACATCGATTATGTTTGGCGAACTGGACAAAGATATAAACGACCGGGCAAAACAGACCGGCGTATCGTTTAACCGCATTGTCGTGGATGCAATAAAGCGAAAATATGGAATTCAGAAGTATTAACGAGTTAGGCACACTGGCCGCAATATGGATAGCATTATTTGTCCGCATTAAGGAATACGAATACCCTGTCGAGGAGGGTAAACTGCAACGGGTAACAGCGTATTATAAGTGGAGGGGAAAAAAATACAGGATAGGAGAGTATTTGCGAAAACCGGAATAATAACATATCTTCACCATTCTTTCATGCTGGTTAGTTTTGGTTACCGCCGGGAGTGTCCTCCTGGCGGTTTTTTAACATAACTGCACATCCATTATTACACCTACCCCGCTTATCCTCATAGCCCTTACGCTGGCAAGTTCGAGTATCTCTACTTTCCACCACAATGAGGCTCCATTAAACGGAATATTGAGTGAATTGGAATTATAAGCAACTGCGCCTATTGGGTATGTATTATCTACAAAGTACAACATTTGCGTACCAAAACCATACGTGCACGCAATGTCTTTCGTCAACCCCGCATTACTACCAAGCCTCCTTGCCGTTGTTGTACTATTATCATCCTGTGAGTTGTCGTATGTTGTTGTAATAACCGCGTCAGGTTGATCGGTATCTGTTACCTCTAGTAATGTAACGTCAATGTCGTTTGTCTGCAATTTCATATCGGTATTACCGAAAATATAATATTTACCATTTACCGAAATTTGGGCAGGATCGCTATCTGTAGCCATCACCCTCATTCTTGCGGATGATCTATTTGTCGCCGGCCCTATTCCGTCTAATGAACAATCAATATTTATTATGTTTTTTCTGAACTGGATAATGTAATTTTTCACCATCAATTCAGCAAGCGATCTGAAGGTCTCAACTGTTTTCCTCTCCATCATGTACCAATCTTTCAGCATATTACCGTCAATGTCAGAAATAAAACCTCGGTAGGAATATTTTCCATCAATATTGCTGTTTAGTCCGTACGGGAATTCAATCTTTTTAGTATAGTTACTCAGATTAGACACATTACTTATAATACTTACGCCCTTGAATGGGCTATTCATTGTCATTGCAAAATTGCCTACCGTCATGCTTGTTCCAGTATCGTTATCAAGCCTTAGTCCAAACCCAACATCTCCGCCAGCCGGTGCAGGTTTAACGGTAAGATTATACGGGGATGATCCATTTTGCGAAATATCTGCCGCTTTTATAGCAAAGTAATTAGGTACCGGCCCTGCCATCAATTGCCAGTCTCCGTCAGTATCAAGATAGTATGTTGAAGATCCTGTGTTTATTGTTAAGATTAAAAAGCAAGCGTTTCCGCTGACATTTGCAAAGATTCCACCAAAGAAGTACATAGATAATTTTATCTCATCGTTAGCAGCTACTACCGGCAACGACCCGTTGGAATCCACCTGCGCAAAATCTCCGGTAGTTGGATGGTTCATTATCCAGGTATTGTATTTACCAGTCACGGACTTGTTTAAAACAACCGTTCCGGTTCCACCCTCTGTTCTCGTCCATCCGTCAGCCTCTAGTCCGGTGACCAATTTCAGGTCAGCATTGAATATATAATTTCCTGGGTAAACGATGGTATTCTCACTAACGATATTATCAAACCCCTTTTTAAGTATTTTGGCCTGAGTGTTACCTATGAATAACAGATCGTTTGATGTGTACGACGAAAACGGAACGATAGTTTTTTTGTCCGAGAATGTTCCAGATGACACAACTACTGCCCCGGCACCGTCATACTCTGTGTAATACGGCGTTACTATTGCCTGCTGGTTTATTTGACATATGTTCCATACGCCTTTAGCCATGTATATCCTACATCCGAAACTGGTTAATATCTCCCTTAATACTTGTAAGCATGCAACATACTTCCCGTTCGACTGGCAACTTATTAGTTGTATGTAGCATTGATTTAATGGCTCGTAATAATCGGCATCGTCTCTATCATTCATACTAAGTGCGTAAATACTTAGCGATGTAAAGATATTTGGCGCAGCATCAAACGACAGCTTTGAAAGACATGATGAAATTATGTACAGCAAAGACCTTCTCGTATTAATAGACGCATTACTGTCCGAAAAGGTTATACTATCGAGCATACCTAACCCGCAAATGCAGTTAAATGATAATTCCCTAAACCCAGTAGTAAATTGAACAGACACGTTGTCTGATAATGCAAAACCAATCCATTCCAAAACATTATCTGCGTATAACTTACAGATATACTTTCTGTCGTTAAGTGTAGTGAAGTCAGGTATATTAGCAACATCCTCAGAAATATAAATACCAACTGATAATTGACTTGCATATATCGGCTCGAATGGATCATCTGAGGAGGGAATATACTGAAGGTTTAAGAATGTACCTATGTACTCAATAATATCACCGGCGTAATTATCTTCAAGCAGATCAAGCTTTGACGTTACGCCAGATTGTGTTTTTTTTATTATCCTATACTTTACGTTGTATGACATTACCCTCTTCTTAATTTAAGTGAAGAATTACTCCTACCCATTGCTAATACCAGATCATTTCCACGAATTACAAACTCCCCGCCGAAAGAATCTTGGCTACCACTTCTACTCAGATAGGCTCCTGCGCTCATAGCCCTATCTGTGTACGTGGCCAGCTTATCCATAGGAAAAATAGCCTCCTTTCCGTGTAATAGTTCAAGGTGCCCGCTACTGGATCCGTTTGATATACCACCATCCTTGAAACCGCCACCAAGGCCAAGAAATTTTTTAAACAAATCCCCAAATCCGGGTATTGATTTACCTGCAATGCCGGCTACTGATCCTATACCAGGTGCTATTGCACTCAGTATAGCGCTGAATATTGCCGCCTGTACGACCGCTTTTAGTATGTCCGCTGCTAGTTTCTTGAATACGCTACCCAGTGCATCGCCTAACGATTGGCCTTGCAGTAATGCGGTAGACAGATCGCTGAATACGCCGGTGTATACCTGTGTGGCGGCAGATGCTTCATTGGTAAGGTCTTTATATAGTTTCAGGGCCTCATTCTGTTTGTTTAGCGCGGCCTCATTCTTAAGGATTGTTTGAAAAGCAGAAGTACCTCCCATTGCGCCAAATACGCCCGGTGCCGCCGGCGCCGTTACCGGTGTTCTCGCAGGCGCCGCCGAAACAAGATTTTGGCCTAACCCGCCCGCTGTTTTCAGGACGCTGTTTAGAGCCAGCAATTCTTTTATATGTGAAATAAGCACTTCCGCGCGAATGCCAGCCATATCTATCTTATTCGAGGTATCTTTCGTTTTTGTGCCTAATTCACCCATGATAGAAGTGGCCTGCGCCTCGCTGCTGTACAGTTCACCCATTACCGTTTTAAGTTCCTGGGTGATAACTTTGTATGCGGAGGTGTTATCTACTAATTTACCATATGCATCATTCTTCGCTTTGAGTAACGGCAATATCTGACCGCCTCCCAATTCAGCTTGTGCGAGTGATGAATTTTCCTCCGCAACTGCCCTTACAGACTTTCTATACTCCTCCTGCGCTTTCCCGTATTCTTTTGCAGCATCTTTCTGCTTGATGATAAGATCAGCAACCCTGTCGGCGAACTTTGTCGCCAATGCCTGCTGTATCAGTGCCTGGGTAAACAATTCAACCTGTTTTCTGGCTTTCTCCGTATTTATATTAGTTAGCGTCAACTTATCCCCGTGTTCACCCATCAACTTATTTGCTTCCTTCAGCGCCTCATTTCTTTGCTTTAATGGTAAATTTCCATTTCTGGCAATCTCAACAAAGTTCCTCAATTGAATACCGGTTGACAGTGCAGACGCCTCTGCGCCCTTTAGTGATTCCGAAAAATCGTCTGCATCTTTTTTCGCCTCTTTTGTTTTTTTACTCCAATAAGTTGTCCCTACCTTCGAAAAGGTTATCGCGGCGGTTAGTGCGGAAAATGCAATACCAGCAATACCTATTGATGGAATTAACTGTGTAAGGTTATTCTGGATTGCCATGAAGCCAAAAGGCGCATCTTGAATGACACGACCCAAATTCATAAATCCTGTCTGACTTTTTTTCACAGCTACATCTGCTTTCGTAACCGCCCCAGCCATGCTATTAGCTGCTGAATTCACCTTCGCAAACCCACTCAATGCCCCGGACACATCGCCGTCTACCTCGACTATCAGCTTCTCTTTAGTTGCCATTTTGCTGTATTTTCTGTTGGTAATTTAATGCTTTATTTTTTTTCTCATCAATAGCCTGCTGTCTTTCCTGCCTGTACGCCTCATTTCTCTTCTTAGTAGCTTCAATAAACTCTTCCTCCGTAAGGTAATTACCGGGTAAATGATTACTCCATTTTTTAGGCAACCTATCACCGGGTAATGGGAATAGATCAGTCATTCTTTTGATTGGCTTGCTAGCGTATTGCAAGTATATGCTATAACAAATAGAGCGGGTACGCCTGTCATGAGACAATTGTACCCGCTCCGATGCAAGCCTGTATATAGATACATCCCTGAATGTACTATTCCAAAATTGCTCTATGGTCATGCCATACGAAACAGCGTTCACTATCAGATCATCCCATGTTATGTTTTTTTTTCCTCGTCAGTAGTTTCAGCTTCACCTGGCACATCAGTAGGGGTGATATCTACAATAGTATTACCTATCACATAGGCAAAGAACTCTGAAATCTGTCCGCTGTTCTTTACAATACCAGACATGCCTCCAATTTCATCAAACCATTCAGCGATCTCGGTATCCTTGAATACTTTTGTACACCCGCTTCCGGCTTCCGCTGCGCACTTGATGAATAGGAATATGTCAGAAACGGTGTATTGCCCACGGCTGTAATTCTCAAGTAACTCGAAAAACTGAATAATAGTAATTCGTTTGTAGTCGGTGAACAACTTCATTGCGAGGGAACCCCATTGCATAGGGATCACTTCTGTGCCAACTTTTAATTCAAATATCTTTACTGCCATAATGATTACGCTTGTGTGGCCTTAGTTGCAGGCGCATTGGTTACGGTAATATTTGCATCGAATGTTTGCAATTCTCCGTCACTGTTATTGATAGTCAGGCTATCCACAACACCACGGAAAGATAAAGTAACATCACCGGTTGCGGGCGCTACAGGACCATATTTCCAAAATCCATTGATTTTTGTAGAATGGATATCGTACAGATCACTGGTAGATACCTTTGCCGGGATTCCGGTAATAGTGATAGTCTGGCCACTGATAGAGATAGATTGCTCTACAATATCTCCTGCCAGCATTTCATTACCACATTTTGTATTTGCATCAATAGCCGCGATAGTACTCTCAAAGGAATCCTCTGTAGAGCAGGCAACGGGGAGATAGGCTTCTACGCCATCTTCGCTGTATTGCAGCAATATTGTACGGGCTTTAATTTTAGTTTCTGCCATGATTGTGTATTTTGAATTAAAGTTATGAAATTTGGTTTACAATGTGCGAAAACCGCAAAATTACTCTGAATATTTTTTGAGTGTCTGAGAGTATCCCTGAAAATGATTGTCTGCTGATTAGCCTGGTAGTTGCCACCTGGAAATTAGTTGTCGTAAGTGCAGCATCCCGGTTTAGTACTGCTTCCACCCCCGTAGCTAATACTCTGACCACTTTCCCACCGGTTCCCTGGCCTTTTACAACACATTCAATAGTCATGATGCATTCTTGCAGGTTACCGTTCTTATCGTCAATGTCATTGGCTGACTTTTCGGTAAGTACGATATAGGTTCCGCTGGTCACCTCTTCGGGTACCATTTCATCGTAAACGGTAGCTACGCCACCCAACAGGGTAACGTATGCTGGTACTAGTTCTGCTATCGGATCTCTATGAGGCATTGAACTTTTTTATTGCGGCCTTGATGGCTTTGATTAACTCCTTTTGTTTACTGAAAAACGGCATATAAAAGAAAGGCTGCGCTCTCATGTTTATGGTTCGTTTACCAGCACCTTTAAACTGCCCTGCCACATCTTCCAAACCGGCAGGTACGTTAACCAGTCCACCAGTGCCAAATTCGATATATGGGGCGTACTCAACATTGTTATACAGTCGTTTCTCCATCGGCTTACTTACATTGAATTTGTTGCCCATCCTTAATGTACCTATATCCACCGGCGTTCTCCTTACCTGTTCCTCGTTTACATCCAATATCCACTCCGTCATTTCAGCATCAACCATTTGCGCCAGCTTATCACCAGAAGCCATTTTTTTCTTCAATCCTTCCAGTCCTTTTATTCGTACGCTAAATGATTTTGCCATGGTTATTCCTGTGTGTAACAGGCCGCATCCATATATCGGTGCAGCTTGTCGATATCGTTTACTGAATGGATGGTATAAGTAACGCCTTCGTAAGTAAATCTGCCTGCTGGTTGGATGTCCGTATCATACCGGAAGCGAAAGGTAAACGCTCCAACGAACTTTACCGCGGCTGCTTCCAGCTTACGGGTATCTTTCATTGGTGTAATTTGCGCCCAGATTTGCTTAACGGTAGCCCAGGTTTTGGTATACCCCCCCTCTCCATCAGTTGCCTGTGTTGCTTCCTCATACGTGACATAATAACGCATTTTACCAGTCTCTATTGTAGCATCACGCCTGTACAGTCTCATGCAATTACAGATTTACGGCTCCAGCGTTGGCAGGCGGCAATTGCCTTTTGACATACATCCGCCATAGCATCACTGCCACGGTGTTCGTACATATAATCAACTTGGTCCATGATGGCGAATTTTAGATCGCTTGGCAATGTGGAAAAACCGGCAGTATAACTTGCCTGTAGTCCTTCGCCAACGGGGGATAATACGGTAATATAATCGTACCCTCTGGTTATTGGATTGCTGATTGCGTTATCATCCGCATCTGTCATAGTGATAGCACCGGTAATCGGCCCCCACGGTAATTCATAACCGCCGCATGGATTGTTAAACTGCACCTGCACCGTCCGGGTGATAAGAGATAACCCGGTGAATTTTTCCAGTGCCTCCCTGGCGGCTTTGATCAGTCCGGTAACGATTGTATCATCAGCGGATACGGTTACCCGGCTATACGTCTTTTGTTCCGATGAGGTTACCGGCTCCGTCGCGTTCTCCGCTGTGAATCGGTGGTCTACTTCCCGGTTGCGGTTGTTCTGCCTTTCGGGTGTACGATCGAACCGGGTTAATAAGTTGTTTAACTCCATCTTGCTTTGGTATATGCGATCTGTTCATAATAACAAAGGTACCCAATTACGGATACCCTTGCATATATCTTCCAGGTACCCGTTAATACAGGAACCTACCTGCTATAATCGTTGACATAGTACCGGTACCTACATATTTTACCCTGTACCATCGGTCGCGAATTTCGGTTAGTCTGAAATTGAACGTCTGGCTGGCCACATCCGCCGGGGTGAAAGTATATGCACTGTCGCGGCTTTCGTATGCGTTGTACCAGTTGGTGCCATCAAGAGAAGCCTGTAGCGATAAAGTGCCACCGGTAGTTCCACTGATTTCGGTCAGGGTGACGGCGAACGTAATCGCTTTTTGCCATCCAGATACCGGGTTGGCCGCTGCAATACGCATGTACTTTGTGTCACTTCCGCCAACGGTATCTGTGTTATTACCGTACTGACTTTTCAGGTAGTTGACTGTACCCGCCTGTGCGCTGGCATCTGTATTGATGGCGAACAACACGCCGATAACGAGGGTAAATGCGATGAATCTTTTCATTGTATGAGGTTTATGATTATTGTTTGATAATTGCAATTCCTTTGGCTATAAACTGTTCGGCTACAGAAGGCGCAACACGATATTCCTTACCCGCCTGCAATGGTTTCCCAACTCCGATAATACACGTCCACTGTGGCGCGTATTCCTTCCTTGTCGGTTTTGTTGACATGCCCATTGTTACCGCACCGTTTTGGGCGGCTGGCGTAGGAGTAGTAGCAACCCCGGTAATCGCCGAGGTTGCTACCTCTACCTTATGTTGTTTCTTCTTCGCCATTCGTTATGCTGCTGCCAGGGCTGCTTTTGCTGTGGTAAAATCACCGGTGATTAATACCTGCGTGTCGTTCGCGCTCACGAACTGAACCAGTTCCTGCTCAACAAGAATTGTTTTCTTGTTTGTAGTGAAGTCATTTCCGTCCAAACCTACCTGAACGGTCATGTTCTGTGTGAAGAACACATTGATAACACTCAAATCGCCACCTAAGAACTCACCGGCATCCAGCGCATTGGTAGGGATAATCTCCATACCTGCAATGGTCTTTCCGGCTGCTGTTACAAAAGGAGGTAACAGGTAACGCCCTTCGTTATCCTTAGATAGATCCATTTCTGCAACTGTAGAAGGGTGAACAAAAATACCGTTAGGCATACCAAAAGCATTCTCGGACTGCAAAGCAACTGCGCGGATCACATCGTAGTTGTTAGGGCTGATAATAGTACCAGCCAGGTCAGAACCGGTAAACGCTGTAGCGTAAACGGTAGAGCCTTTCAGGTTATCACCCAGTCCATCACCACTGAACAGTTGATCCTCGGTTTTGATATCCAAACGCTTCATCAGGTTATTTTGAATGTAAGCGATCAGTTGGGGCAGGTAACGCAACATTTCTGTGGTTACTTTGCCGTAAACGGCGATCTTTTTAGCCTTCATTTCGCGCTCAACATACAGAACGGAAAGCTGTGTTTTAGCATCGCCCTCGCCAATGAATATTGGTGTACCCTGTTCGTCTGTTTCTTCAATCCACATTGCGTAAGGCTTCAGCGGGCTCATAAAACCAACCGCAACATTCTGCAAATAGCGTAAAACACGCTTACGAATTGGGCTTATAATGCCGGTATTTGCAGTCAGGGTGTAATGGGTAGCACCCGCGCCGATAGTGTTGTCAATACCGATAGTTACGGCATCTTTTACCTCGAATACAAGTGGTCCACTTTGGCGGCCGGATTTAGCAACGATTTCGTCAATCTCTGCTTTCTTGGCATTGTATGCTTCCTCGAAAGCAACCTCAAAAGAACGCAGTTTACCCTTACGCTCATTTTGTGCATCTTTCATTTTCAGAACAATGGCATCAACCTGATCCTGCATTTCTTTTTTGGCCAGTTCGAGCTGATCGGCAGTGGTTACGCCCTTTAGGGTTTCTTCCACCTTTGCAAATGCGGCCTTTGCTTCGGCGGCATCTACGCCCGCTTTTTCAGCGATAGACTTGTAGCTTTCAATCTTACTACCCAGTCCTTTAATTTCCATTTCTATTGCGTCCATGTTTACGTTTTTTTTTGTTGTTTACAATGATGAACTGATTGACTGTAACAAATTCAGGTACTTTTTGGAATTAGCGGTATCGGTCTCCTTTACAGAGGTACGATTCGCCTTTTCTTCCAGTTCGTAATAAGCCTGTTCCAAGTATTTCAATTCGATTTTTAAAAGACTGTGATTCTCACCCTCGTAGTCTCCGTTACGAAGAGATTTTTCAATACGGGATAAACGGTCAGGGACAGCAGAATGTTTCCGCTTTGATTCAATCCACGCTTTCATTACATCTTGCGTAGGCGTGTTTGCATTGGCTCCCCAAAGAACACATGAACCTTCCCATAATGCGACTTCCTCGATTACTCTTACTTTCTGATCGCTGTCTTTCCATCTTGCTTTCAGGACGGTAAAACCAACACTATGCTGATTGATGTCTCTTGCCTCATATAACGGCCAAGCAACTTCCTTCCAGTTGAATGTTTCACGGTAAGGGGTAACAAATACCAGCTTGCCGTCTTTCATGTATATTTCGCTGGGCTTGCTTAGTGCCCCTTCGCGGATACCTCCCTCGTGGTCGAGAAGATGCCAAATTTCTTTAGTGCCATTCGGTCCACGTTCTGCAATGGTTCTATTGAATGCGGTAGGCTCAAAAATATCATCATCGCGGTCAATTTCCAGCGTAGAAGCCATGGCTACTACTACCTTACGGCCTGTAGTATCTACGTCCATTACCTCGCTTTCGTATTGTTTCCGTTCGACTTTGCCTTTCAGTATCATGCTATGAAATTACCATGGGAAACGGGGGGAATAAAAAAAAGTTGGTAATACCGGGGAAAGGTAGTATGTTAGCGCAATGCTAACCCGCCTAAAACACGCCATCCGCGCACTATTTGCAAGGAAGTATATTATTGTTACTGTTGATAAGGATGGTTACCTGTCTATATGCTACGATTGCCCTGCAAAGCTGTTTGATGTTGCAAAAGGCTGGGCACTGGCTACCGGTAAACGCGTAATGACAGAGGGCACTCCAGTTGAATTTGATTCTAATGAATGGCACGAATCGAGCCGCGCGGTTGATGAAGCGAATGATATTATAAATGGGATACTATGATACCCTTTGTTGCATCCTGACCCCCTGCACAACCTTATAAAATTCATTATTAACTATCTTAGGGTTGTGCTGCTCAGGTGTCATGAGATCCCCGTTAGCATCTCGCACACCCCTGTAGGTGCACATGCAACGACAGTTACATACATTTCCCGCACTGCCAGCGGGATCACCGGGGAACTGTAACATTTCTACGCCGCCCATCTTGCTCGGCACCTCGAACGGTTGATCAAACTCCGCTACCTTTTTATCCATGCGAAAATGGTCGAACTGGTCACGAGGCACACGCCTGGTTCTATTCGTCTGAGCGGATACCCATGTTTTTCGCGTGGCTATTGGAGCAGCGGCTGCAGACAGCATACCACCGCTATTCATTGCCCGTGTAGCTTCTGTCCTTGCAATCAATCTCGCCCGGATAATCGTTATCCCGCTATCGCGTATCGCCCTGGCTATCTTCTCGGCTCCCCATCCTTCCTCTGCGCCTTGCTGCATTATGGCCAGTATCTCAGCCCTGCTAGTGTCGGTTATCGGTACTATGCTCCTATTAAGCAGGTATAATCGGAGGTATTCCTGTATATATGCTTCGAGTAGGTCACCCAGCGCATCTTTTTTGCCTTCTACCTGCGCTCCTATATCCATGGTAGTTATACGCCCCCACCTCACACCGGCATCACGGTATAACTCAATCAATACCCGTTCCAGTTCGGCGGTGGGTAATTCCCATGGATAGGCATTGCTATCGGCCTCCAATTGTTTCGCAAAAGCCTCCATCTGCGACCGCAATGCTCCCAGCACGGCCTGTTCGTGCCGTGCAATAACTCCGTTCCATACCCGTTTGTATCCGTTATAATTCATAAGGGTTCAATCCTTTAGGTAATACACCCGCATTAGCAATATCCAGCGCGGTCAATCCACTTGGTAGGATAATCTGCTGTAAATCTTCCTCGCTGATGTAGTCGGGTATATCTAATCCCATTTGCTCGTACTTCATTTGCGGAGGTAACCACCAGGCAGTATTCAGCCATTGCGCCTGCTTCATACGGTCGGCCTCTAACTCAGGGTATACATGCATCGAAAAATCACATACCCTTCCTTTCGGTGCTTTCCAATCCGTCTCGAACTTCCTGTTAAGTTGATCTCGCATATCACAAAGCAACGGTAATGCGCAATCGGTAACCAGTGCCTTTCGCGCTTCAATCCAGTTATTGTATGATTGTGACCCCTGTCTGCTTAGTAGCAGGGATGGAACTTTGAACGGCCTACACAACGAATCAAGATTATGCCCCTCAACTTCGGCCAGTTCAAGGTCAACCGGTGAAAGCCCTATGGCTGTCCATTTAGCTGGATACCCGGAAAAAGCCGGTTTGTTAGCGTTGTAGCTTCCCTCGTATTCTGCCATTCTCGCCTTCAGCATATCAACCTGCGTTTGCAGAAATGCACCGTCCGCTCCTGGTCCTCCGTCTATACTCATTACACCAGGAGGACCTCCGTGTTCGTAGGAAGAAACCGCTCTTTGCTTACCCTTATTATCGCGACTGAGTTCGAGATAAGCTGCTTGTAATGGTGCAAGTCCCATCAATTGTTCACCAGTGGTTGACCAGTTAGGATTGCTGTATTTATCGTGCAGTATTTCTTCGCGCAGGAATACATTCGGTTCGCCATACATTAAACGATAGCCTATTGGTAGAAGATGGGGGTACATACCCAAATCAACAATTAACTGCATCCACTGACTAGGTAAGGTATACAGTTCCTGCGGTTGTCCTATGTTCTTCCCGCTGTCCAGCAACTTCGCCCGGATGAACGAGTTGCCCGTACTCAATTTATACACGCCGAATAAATCCACAATATCGCTCCAGGCATCTTCCGGGTTTGGCTTACTGATCAGATCGCCTATTTTACTCGTAATGGTCACCGGCTTTAAGGCCGCGTCCTTCATATACTTCACTTCTCTTTGCAGATTCTTTACGCCTGTGCTGCTGGCGGTAGATTGTGCAGCCTTGTACTCCTTATACGCAACCGTGTCCGTAATCTGATACTCTGCCCAGGGCGCAACCTTCGCCTTATCTACGATCATGCGGATGATGCTATACACAGATCCGTTGCCGCTGTACCCATCCTTTATCGTGCTTTCGAGTGTCTGCCCATTATAAGAATTGATATTTCCAACGATGCCGGACCAGATATTACTGATATCGCCGCGACCAGGCGTAATACCGAAAAACGCTTTGAGTGCTAAACGCTGCGCCCAGTTGAGCCCTTTTGCCATTTTGTTGTAATTTGTTAGTGAAGGTATGTATTTATTGGTTATGCAACAACCGCCCGCCTGGTTGGCGTAAGATCGAACCATTCCCGCATCATGAGCATATCCCAAAAGTCAGGAGAGCGGCCTAACGCCTCTTTTACGTCTGCCTTACTCATTACCCCCAGCTTGCCATCACTATCGGCAACATCACGCTTTACCTGCTCCATTTCCTGTTTGATAAGTTCCTGGTATTCGATACTGGCATCTAGTATATATAACCCACTCGCATTAATCCGCGATGCCATCCGGTAACTACACTGGCTTTTCAGGTTCTTATAATTTTCCGGCATAGGCTGGCCGGTCTTTGGATCACGCTGCGGATTGACCGGTGACGGTGCCGGTCTACCACCATTCAGAAAACCTTTATAACCCTGGTAGTCCACCACGCCGCCGCCTACGCCATCTTCATCAATAAGTACATCATGTTTTCCTATGCCCATTGCTAAACGCTCTGCCTCTATGCGTTTACCGGATTCGTGTAGATATTCTTTACTCCATGCCTTAATTCGCACCCGGTAGCCTTCCCAGCTACCCATAACGATACGGTCACCGCCCTGCCTGGCCATGTCCACCGTAATGCACTTACGACCCGCTGGTAGCCCATCATTGCGGAATACGCCGCTAATAGCATCATACTGTATCAATGATAGTTCATCATCGTCATAATCAAAATTACCATGCAGTAAACGCTGGCGGCGAACCTTGTCAGTAATAGCGTGAAGCTGGGCAATATACCCTTCATCTAGGAATGGGTTATCCGTTGCGAGGGAGGGGAGGAATACCCGGCCAGCGGTCATACGCTTCTCTTTGTACGGCATCCAAAAATAACTATGCGTCCAGTTCTTTTTCGGGTTAAGTGTTACGAATATAATTGGGGCTATGCCGTACTTTTCATTATACTGCCGCCCGCATCTCGACTTCAGAGTATCATACGCTCCGAAATGAACCTCCCCGGCTTCCTCTATCCAGCCAACTGTGTACTCTAGGGAACCATACCTCTCATAAAGCGGATCGCTGGGCTTAAATGCGAGATCTAACAGGTCAATACGGCTACCATTATTGAATTGGATATAGTGATCCTGGCCGTTGTAAGTAAAGTCTATATCACGCTTAATTCCGTAGTACCTAGCAACCTTGAAAAAAGTGATTAGAGTTGATTCCCGTAGTCGCTTCAATTCTTCCCGGCCAATGAAGCACCTTATTTCCGGGTAAACCAAGCACATCATCATTAACCATACGCAACCAGTCCATGACTTGCTTCCGCCGGCGGCACCACCAAAGGCGAACTCGCGGATGTCGGGTGTGGTTAGGTAGCGAAAGGCATGACCCTGCTTTTCGTTTATCTTATTGCCGTCCGTGTAGAATGGTTGATAAAGGCCACGCTTCCAGCACTCGATCATTACTTCCTTACGCGCCGATAGTAAGGCCTCAAATGCCATTAGGTTGTGGTTTTCTTTTGGATGGAGGCTAGAGCGAGAAGATCATCGGGGGAAAGATTTCCGATATTTGCGGGTGGTTGTCTCTGCTTATTATCTTGCTCGAAGAAGCCGAGGTGTTTGCCGATGGCTTCAAGGGCTTTTATAGGATCCCATCGTTTTATTTTTTTAGTCTGCCCTACTGGAACAATTGACCCATCAGCAGACATTCCCATAATCTCATCAACATCAACACCGGCTAATGCGGCAGCGGCATCATCATCCAGCTCGTGAATTGGCTTTAATGTCCCATCTTCATTATAAAATTTTCTAATATCCTGAAATGCCAGTTTTCGATACTGGTTAAGCACATCATCGAAAGTAATCTGCAATCTATGTGCCGCCTTATCTCTTAGTTCAGAAATCAATGTTTGAACCTTAGCATAACCTAATAGGCGAACTGCCTGCACTTCTGCCGTTTTTGGGCTATATCCAGCCCTTATTGCAGCCTGCTTGCCGTTCATATCAATTACATATTCTTCGGCGAATCTGCGTTGTTTATCATTCAATTCGCTTCCTGTCTTTTTCGCCATACCCCTAAGTTAACATTTTTTCCAATACTTCCAAAACTTGCTGCGCATTCCATGCAGTGTGAACGGCGATACCGTTCTGTATCCATAGAGCGTGTAACGCCTTCTGCCTGGTTGATAACACCCCGTTAGGCATCTTCAACTCTAACCCCCATGGAACCGGACGAAGGAAGAGGAAATCTGGCACCCCAGGTAAAACCCCCATTCCTGCCATTTTCATGCGCATTAGATCGCTGGTTGATTGCTCGTTAGGGATATGGAAGAAAAGGTGACGTACGGCTGGATAATTAGCGTTTATGTACCGAAATGTGGCTGCGGTAAACTGATCCTCGTTAGCATATGTGGTAGATAGGTATTGATCCGCTGTCATATCCCAATCTCCTTATAGTGCTTAGCAAGCTTTTTCGCTTCCCGGCGATTCCATTTTTCAGATTCTGTTAATTTTGCTTTTGGGATAGATGTAGGGAAAACATCATCGAATGTCCTTGATTCTTTTTTTGTGAAGATGATATAGTAGTCGTAATATCCATTTACCCAGGCGCGCACCCTTGTATGATAAAAGTACCCTCTTTCCCTGGCGTATAAAGATAGTATCTTACTGATATTATGCTTGGACGGTAACTCCCCGTTAAACCACTTATTCGCGTAAATGCGAAACTCTAACGGTAAAAAGTATTTTTTAGATACCCATTCCGGCCAGTATTCTTCGATAAATGAGGTAATGCTTGCTTGTTCTTTTGCTTTCATATATGCAAATGTAATAGATAAGTGTTATGACCTGATAATTTTTTTGCGGTCATAAAAGGTAATTGTAACTAATTGACAATCAAGTATATGACCTTATGACCTCATTTTTTGCGTTTTTAAACCACTTTCTATAAAACATATTTACATTTACAGTTACGATACTAGGTATAGGTTTCATAAGTGTAAATGTAAATATACTATAGTGCGAATATTAATAGATAAATAAGGTATATTAGGTAATATTAGTATAACCTATTGATTAATAGTATATTATAATGACCTTATCTTAAAATTATAAGGTATTTATGACCCCATATTAGGTATTATTATAGATTATTGAAACAATGTTGCAATAATATTTGAAAAAATATTTGGAAAATCAAAATAGCGGTTATATCTTATCTCTATCAAATCAAACAAACGACCGGAGCCGATAAACCGGGAACGATATTAAAACTAAACGGGAAAAAATGTACTTAATTTCAACACTTAATTCGCAAATTGACGGATTTAAAATCATTGCAAGTGGAACAAAAAAAGAATTAATCACCATGTTTGAAGGCAGCCAACTAAAACAAGAATTTTTTTATTAACCATTAACAAATAATTAGCGTTACAAAAATAAAAACTAAATAACATGACAACAAATCAACAAAAAATTTATCTCGTTAAAAGGGGTGGACAAGGTATTAGACAAGCACTTGAGCAAGGCATTGTCGAAATTGAATATTAAATAATATACAATTCAGGTCGTCCTGAAATAACGGGGCTTTTTGGTTCAAATTCTTTTACAAACGAAATTTGGGCAATTGAACTTGAAGATTTAAAAAAATGGGCGAAAGAATGGGCATCTGGATATATTCAAGATGTCGATGATTTAGAATTTACTGAAAAGATTAACTGATGAGGATTTAGTATCCGAAACGTGCAGCAATACACGTATTAATCAAAAAAAACTCTCCAAAATGAAAACATTCTCTAAAGCGTTCATGCTCGAAAATAGGGGTTGCTACGAAAGGCAGCAAGTTATTGACCTGTATTTTTCAAACGGTAACGATAGTATTACCGAAGAAGATATCCTTAAATCAGATATTGAATTAAAAGACAAATTTTGGTTCTTTTGCCTAAAAGTATTTTCGCGCGAACAGAATCAGTTGGTCGCTATTGAGGTAGCCGAAGCGGTACTGCCTATTTACGAAGCGCGGCACAAAAATAATACTTCTCCGCGCAAAGCTATCGAATCAGCTAAGAAGTACATGGCTGGTGAAATTACTTTATCTGAGTTATTAGACGCGCGCCGTGCTGCTTATGCTGCTGCTGCTGCTTATGCTGCTGCTGCTGCTACTGCTGCTGCTTATGCTGCTGCTGCTGCTTATGCTGCTGCTGATACTGCTGCTGCTTATGCTGCTGCTGCTGCTACTGCTGCTGTTGATGCTGCTACTACTGCTACTGCTGCTGCTGCTGCTTATGCTGCTTATGCTGCTGCTGCTGCTACTGCTGCTGTTGATGCTGCTACTACTGCTACTGCTGCTGCTGCTGCTTATGCTGCTTATGCTGCTGCTGCTACTACTGCTGCTGCTACTGCTGCTGCTACTGCTGCTGCTACTGCTGCTGCTGCTACTGCTGCTGTTGTTGATGATGCTTACAAAAACAAACTTTTTGAAATCTTAAAAGCAACCGTAGATAACACGGCGGAATAAATATCTGATAAAAAAATACAAACCATGATAAAAGTAACGCTGGGCGCAGCAGAAACGCAGGAAGAGAAACCGTTTCCGAAGTTGATGAAGTCTTTAATTGACGGAATGGTTGACTACAACGAACTAATCACCATCCAAAACGCATAATGGAAAAGAAAACCAACGGCGGTTCCCGTCCAAACTCAGGCAGAAAAAAACGCACCGGTAACGAACCGGTGCGTAATACTACAGTGCAGGTGGAGGATAAAGTTATACAGGATTGTCGTCGTATCCATAAATCACTGGCTAATGCCCTTAGGTACGCAGCTAAAAAGGAATCTCAGAGCTAACAAACCTTTTGCCTTTGATTATTCCACCCGCCATTGATGCGTTTCCGGTGAATTCAACGCTAACGTGTGCGCAGTACGCGGCTATAGCCTTATGCAACCTCTTGCTGCTTGGCCGGTAAGTAACGGGGATAGTATTATCAATATAGTACGCGTCAATTGCCCGCTTCCACTCCTCATTACTAATCTCGCCAACCATGCACCAATCTTCAAATTTATCCTCTATTAGATCGCTGATAACAGCCCCCCAGGTCTGCCTGAATTGTTTGATCCACCCGCCGGTAGACAGGTCAGGGCGGTGGAGCTTTAGGCTATTGCGCAACCATATAGTAACCGCCTGTGTTATTATGCGGTCGTAATCCCCCCAATCTTCATCAGTCCATCCGCGGGGGAAATGGCACCCAAAGTGAACATCAATACCACCTGCTTTGGTAAAAAAGTCTGTGAACTCAATAGGGATGATCCGGCGGCGCAACCCGCCATCCGAAACCTCGTAGCTGAAATTCGTCTGAATGATGAACTTCGGCATCCTATCAACAGCCACTGTGCGCTCATCCTTGAATAGTTTTTTAACTATTGCGTCGTTGGATGATAAGTCCTTGAGAAAGGCGTAATCAAATGTTTTAGGTACGTCTGAGAGACAGTATATCCGCTCCCCGTTCCAGCTTTGTAGAAACTTTTCATCGTATTTAACCTGTGCCCCTGGTTTATTTGTAATGGTGGTGGTATGCCGGAAAAGGTTGCAAAATACATTTTTGCCGGTACCGCCCCCATCTTCCGGATTTTCACACTGTTCTACCAGTACAATAATATAGGCAGTTGTCTCGTCCTTGTAATCGTGTGCCAGGTAACCGATGCAGGAAAGAAGGTGCGGCGTAATGCCAGTAGCGTGTTCAAGGAACTGTGAGTAGCGACCATTTGGTACCGGGGCGTAATTCCGCGGCTGAATGTGCTGTGAAAGAATAAGTTTGTGGATACTTTCGTACGGTAGTAATTCATGACCATCCGCCATTATTTGCAGCACCCCATTGCTATATGCTTTATAGCAGGCTTCCCGGGTATCGTGCAGTATTTGATCAGGCGTAATAATTGGCAGGCGAGTAACGGTATATTTTCCGTGTTTTTCCATAAACGACTCATAGGCAGAAAGTATCTCATGGTGAAGGTCGGCCTCATCTTCGCGGATATATGCTCGAAGCGTATCGGAAAGTGTCCGGTAATCGGATGGGTAAATAATACCGTCTGTGATGCGGATGATATTGTCATCCAACAAGGCAAAACCAAGTTCTACCGCTACCCCTTCAATATGTATGCGGTCAATTTCGATACCATCTTCCTGCATCACCCAAAATACCCCAAACGGGTGTGTGTCGGAAAGTTGCGCCCGTAGGATAGTAGCATTTGCGGCGGCTTCTCGGCTGGCATTAGCGGGTAGGCTTGCCCCGTTGGTAGCCGCTTTTTTAACAAGCTTTGCCTCAATAGCTGGTTTGATACGGCCAAAACCTCGCTGAACTAGTGTTTGATAGGTAGCCTTATGATCCCCTGCATGCTCCAGGATAGAAAGTACCGTTGCGGGGTTGTATCCGCGTGAGCCTTCCAGGGCGGTACTGGTCGTAAATATGTAATAACAGCGGGTAGAGCGGTTGAAGCTGGCAGCAATGCGGTTTGTTTCGCTCTGATCAGGGCGTTCGTAATAGTCGCGGTCACCGGAACTGCGGAGGTATTTCCAGCCATAATGCGTAAGCACCTGCGCCCCTTCATCTGATCGGTTATAATGCTCAAACGGATTTTCATCGTAGTATGTATCTACTTTCTTTCTGCTTTCCGCCTGTTTTGCGGCATTTGGTGTGGTTTCGGATAGAGATTCTGCAATGGCGAATAATGAACACCGTTGCGCCCAGGTAATTGCTGGAATAGGATTATCCATAAACACTGTATACCCAGTTGATGGAGGGGCGAGTACATAACCTCCCTCCCCCCGGCTTTCTATTGCGGCTAGCTTTGAGCCCGCCTTATGGCATAGCTTCCTGTTTCCTTCCGGTGCGTGGTCGGTGATGCGGTACAAGATATGGTACCCGCCTGACGGCGACCGGTGTATGCGGAGAGTTGCCCAGAGTTCCGGGTAAAGTGTCTGTATCGCCTGAAAAAGAGTGGCATCTATACCGTACCAGTTTTTCACATCAATGTCAATCACTTCCAGGTTGCCGCTAATTACACCGGCAATAATAGCAACCGCGCTGGTATTAGCAGCGTCCATCGTGGTGAATAGTTCAGCCTCGGTAATACGTTGCGCCCGAAATCGTTTCCAGCTCCAGATTGCTGGAGTTTTTGCTTTTTCTCCGGTGTCGTGGACGGGGATAATAGATAGATTTTCTTGTAGGTATTGTTGAATTTGGGGCCAGTTGGTGGTCATATAGCTTCGTATTATTGTATTGATTCTAATATTCGATTATTTGCTACTTTAAAGTAGTTTTCTTCTTTTTCAATTCCAATAAAAAACCTGTTTGTGTTTAAACAAGCAACGCCTGCAGATCCGCTACCCATGCAATTATCTAAAACAATATCTCCTTTATTAGTATATGTTTTTATAATATACTCGAGAAGTGCAACAGGTTTTTGCGTAGGGTGTAATGATGAGTTTTGAGTATCGGTAGAAAACACTTGTATTGATCTCGGGTAACGCTCTGTGCTTTCATATCTATAGTTACCATTCATTTTTCCATAAACATCTGTCTGAAGATGTGCCCCTCTAAAAGAAATCTTGTTTTTATGGCCAGTTGTCTTTTGTGGGTTATATGTACACTGTTTTTGGTAAAAAACACTTATTAGTTCATGATTTCTCATTGGTTGTTTTTTGGCGTTAAGGAAGCCGGTGCCTTTGACTTTATCCCAAACCCAGTCATATTTGTACCAGTTAATATTGGACAGTCTTAAGTAAGAGCTAAAGGGCTCTGCGCCAAAAAGAACTATTGCGCCGTTTGGTTTAATTATTCTTTTATATTGATCCCACAATTCATTAAAGGGAATAATCGAATCCCATTTAGCCTGAGTAGTTCCGTAAGGAAGGTCGGAAAATATCAGGTCTATCGTTTTTGAATTAATTTTTGGCATTATTTCCAAACAATCTCCATGATATAGGTTGTGTGTATCTTTCATACTTTTAGTTTTGTGGGAGAATAAATATACGGTTTTTACTCATCGAATCGGCATATCCGCAAACCCAACACGCTGCCCCGACTGGTGCTTTTCCCAGCCTGCCTTATACCCCATGATATGCCCATATTGCACAAGGTAACCGGGTGCCGCCGCGTCTAATGTCCGGGCAATGCGGGTAGCTAAATTGCGTTTGTTTGTTGTTCGAGCGTAAGTTGCCAGTTCCGGCGGGGATAGACTAGATAATGTACGTCCACGGATGCTGTTGTATTCTTGTAACGCGTCCTGCATAGTACCCTCTTGCTCTTCCTGTTCTGTACGCGGAAAAACGTGTCCGCATTCAGGGCAAATTTTTGTTTGCGCAGAAACCATTAAGTAACACCCAGGGCATTCCTTTGCCGGTGCAATACCTTCCTTTTTCTTGCCTTTTTTTGTTGGTAGCCATAATGTGGCCCAGTCTCTATCTTCGTTCCATAGTCCAAGCCTGGTAGCATTTTCTCCGTAATCCCAAACGGTGAACTTTTCTTTGCCGGGGTAGGTGCGAGAGCCACGGCCAAGCATTTGCAGGTATAGGGGTAATGATCCACACGCCCTCAATAAAAAAACATCGGTAACCTGGGAAAAATCCCATCCTTTTGTCAACTGGCCCACTGTTACGCAAATATTGGTGTTGCCATGTGTGAAAGATGCCAATTCAAAGGTGGCTTCTTTATTGCCGGTATGAACTACCGAAACCATGTGTCCGGCAGCCCGTAATGATGCCGCAACGTGGTTAGAGTGACGGATAGAGGCACAAAACACCAGTGCTTTGCGGTAGGGGATACCAGCAAGATCTTCCTCAAAACCTTTATATACCGTTGGCCGATCAAAAGTCCACTCGTTAGACTTTTCGGTAAAGTCGCTATCCTTACCTTTCTTGAGGCCTCCGAGATCCGCCGCTTTTTTCTCATAGTGGTAATATGGCGCCAGATATCCAGCCTCAACTAATTCCTGCGGTTGTGGCCCCACTACAATGCCTTTGTACAGTTCCGGTAAGTGCTTCCCAGCCGGATAGTACGGAGTAGCGGTAAACCCGATATGGTAAGCATCCGGTAATTGCCTAATGAGCGGGGCGGTCGTTGCTACGTGTGCTTCGTCTGTAATGACCAGCAAGCGGCTGGATAGTGACACGAGTTGAGAGATAATGCCAGGCCTATTGATCAGTGTTTGCGCCATGGCAATATATAATCCACCAGGTTGAATGTAAACGAATTTTTGCCGTGCGCTGATATGTATTGCCGCTGGTTGTTCATGTGCTATCTGTCTGAATATCTTACTGGATTCGGTGAGGATGAGGACGGTAGTTCCTTTGGATAATGCAGTCTGCGTGATAGAAAGAAATACTTTAGTTTTCCCTCCGCCAGTAGCCATGCAGGCGATGATAGCCTTATCCTGTGCAAGTAGTTGGCGGATATTTGTTACGAATGCGGTTTGGTATGGTCGGAGGGGGAGCATTAGAAAAGTTTGGTTTGCGCTGTTTGTTCTTTAAATCGTTTACAGGCGGCGGTGTAATAGTCTTTGTCTAGTTCACATCCGACAAATACCCCCCCCCATTCATGAGCAGCAATGGCACTTGAGCCTGAGCCGAGATGGGTATCTAAAATGCTTTTACAATCTTCGGTGTAGTTTTTAATTAACCACCTGTACAGCTTAATCGGCTTCTGTGTTGGATGAAATCGATCCTCTTTGTTTTTCATATCGTACTGAATCATTCCATTCCATGTTATTTTTACCATTCTCAATCCCTTGTCAAAACTTGACCACGCAAGCTCACCATCCGAAAAATTATTATCCCCGTTATCTTTATCCCAAAATACCCAACCTGATTTTGCAGGCAAAAAATCTGTAAAGTAATTACCACCCCAAACGATCTGATTTTTAGAAACCCTAAATAACTCTGTAAAATATTTGCTTTCAGGAATACTTACATCCCAATCTTTTGATGCGTAGTTTCTTTTTTTTGCCGCAGCGTTACCGTATTGCTGTCCCGCCATTTTTCCTGCCTTGTTTGCATGATCTATCCCATACGGCGGATCTACAATAGCCAAATCAAAAGCCTTATCCGGCAGAGTAGCCATGTATTCCATGCAGTCGATATTTAGAAGTTGTACTGACATAAATTTTCCGGGGATATACCGCCCCGGATCGGTGTTGAGGGTTAATGTCAGAAAGGAAGATCATCTGCTGGTGCCGATGTAGGTGGTGGTGTGGATACCGGGGCAGTACCGCCAGCCAATACCTTGCCATCCCCACAATACTTTTTCGCTACGGTAGCTGCCCTGTCTTCCTTAGTTTGTTGCAGATAGACAGAATGCGTATTTCCGTACTGATCCGGTGACTGCCTGTCGGCAACCATAATAGTTAGGGAGGTGGTACCCTTGTTTGCATTTTGGTAAATGTGCGCCCCTTGTAGCTTACTGAGGTTTACCCATTTATCGCCTGTTTTTTCATTGACTACAATCGCTTCTGCAAGCGCATCGTTAAGCCGTACTTGTACTGATATCAGTGCCATAATTATGCCGGGTGAGCGGAGCCGGAACGCTTAAGAGTTATACAGGCTTCCCGAAACGGAGTACCTGCTTTTCCCACCATTCAGAAGATGGGTTAATTAATTTTGTTTCTGTTTTAAATGTTCGGGGGCAAACACGAATAATGATACCCAGTCGTGATCCGGTTGAGAGACAGTACCCGCTAACTGCTCTGTCGTACCCGAAAAAGGGAATTGTGCGGGTCAGCGGAACCTCGCTAACTTTAAGGTCTAGTACCACCCTTCCAGCGCGCAGCATGTCAGGCCGCCCCCGGTAGCCCATTATAAAACCTTCGTGCAAAAAATCTGCTGTTACAGATACTTCTGCCTGCAACATTGGTAGCAAATCCCCTACGGTTTCCTTAACCACACGTGCCGCTCGTGTTACTATTCTCCGATGCTCGTGGGTATATTGCGAAGGCTCCAGCAAATACTGGTGTACCAGTGTACCTAACCGCATTTTACTGGTAGTTACAAACGGTTCTCCTTTGTCATACTGCTTAATGGCAGAGTAAGACCAGCCAGGTAACTGTTGGTAGTGATCAAAGGGTGTTTCGGGGTGGATGCGCAGATTTTCTACTTGCATACTTCCTCCGTTTGCAGGCCTTGTAATTGCTCCCCTGTTTCACTGATATGCTTTGCCAGTGCATCTGCCATTTGCCCGATTGACAACTTACTCCATGATTTTACACGAACGTATTTGTTTACGTGCTGCCAGTTTTTCATAAAATTAGCCACAACTGCCATTGCCCATTGTTCGGATTCGATCACTACTATACGCAATTCCCGTTTAACGGTTGGCGTATCTATCTGTACGGTTTCAGCCGCCGCAATAAGTACATTAGTAGCCTGCTCTGCTGCCAATGACTGCTGTTGTTGTTGTTGCCTTTGTTCCTGCTCCTGCTCGGTAGCCTTTGCCGCTTCTTCTGCATTTGCAAGGTCGTTCTCATACATCGCAAATCTTTCTTCCAGCCCTTCAATAACTGACTGTAAATCCGGTGCCGGATCGTATGATCGGATACTAGCAATAGCTTCCTTCGCCTCCGCATCTGTTACCAGTACTCGCTGGTATTTATTTGGGGTAGGCGTGGCGATAGTGCGCAATGATTCGGCAATGGCTGGAAGCAATACCGCCCTGTCGATATTTGTTTTGGTTCGCAGGTTAGCCACATAGGTTGAAGTAATTTCCTGATCCAATGCCGCCCGGTATTGTTGCGCAATACGGTACCATTCATTTGTTACGTGCGCTTTATATGCCGCTAATTCACTGGCGTGAGCCTGTTTTTTTTGCGCCTCCTGCTCTGCTGATTTTCGGAGCTCCAATTCGTGCGTAGATATGCCTTCAATAGTAGCGGCCATCCGCTTTTCAAACTCCATTGCCGGGGTAAGTAGTTTTTCGTCAATCAGTCTGCTAAAAGCCAAACGCTTTTCTTTAGCTTCCTTCATCGTAGCCTTTGCGGTCATGATTGCCGCCTGAACGGTTGCAAGGTCTGTACTGGTATCTGCTGGGGTAATTGCGCCCTGCACGGATAATTCTGCCGCTTGTAGGTCTGCAAAAAGTTGTTCACGGATTCCGGCCATGTGTAGCCATCCTTTTTGCAGTGGGGATAACTCGGCGGTTGTTGCGGGTAGTAGTTGATTGCTCATAATGTAAAATTGTCGTTGTTAGTTAATGGGGATGGGGCTTGCTCCTGGTTGTAGCTGCCTGAAAACGATACGGTATCTTTCCGGTTAAGGTCACGGCCAAAAAGTTTACCAAGGTGATCGGCGGCATCTTTAATGGCGGCAGATTTTGCGATAGGTACGGCTTTTTCAACTGCCCCGTTTTGTACATTTGAAAAATCAAGTTTGAGTGGACCGCTATCCTTTACCGTCTGCAATTCTTTTGCGCCTACCCCATCATGATACATCCATTCGCCAGTGACCGGGTTAAGATAATGCAGACGAATAGTTACCTGAATAGCGCTAAACATTTTGGTTGTAGATAGAACCTCTACCTTCCAAAGCTGAAAGATACGGTCAAGTAGAAACTCGACCTTGTCGATTGGAATGTAACTCGCATTGTTTGCAAATGGGTTCTTTTTAACCCACCCGGAATGAGGCTCGGCATTTAGTAACATTTTTAACTGGTCGTTCTTAAACGCCAATTCGGGGGATAGGTGAAGGTCTGCTAATTTTGGCAAAACCTGTATTTCTTTACTCATATTATGCCGGGTATCGGTAGCCGGAGCCGTTTTAATTGAATAGTTTTTGTAGACACTCAAAGTGTTCTCGCCATACAGGCGTAGGACCATTTGTTAGATTCATTACAGTATTTTTAGCATGCAACACGGTAGTGTGATCTCTTGATCCAAACATATCACCTACGGATGTAGTAGATTGTTCCGGGCATTTATGGTAAACAAACCACATGGAAAGCATACGAGCGGTTACAATGTCTCGCTTTCTGCTTCTAGAGATAACCTGATCTCTCTGCAATCCAAAGTAATCGCAAACGCCTCTTATTATATCTTCCGGTCTGACGATACGGTGGTCGTACTTAGTTGCTATTACCGCGTATTGTGACTGCGTTAGCGCCTTCTGCGTTGTTTGTACCATATGCTTGTAGTTGATGTAATAAATGCAATAGTAAGCCATATAACCACCGTAAATAGTTCAGCAATAAAAAGCGGTATCATGCGTGACAGGCCTCTGATAACGCCATACTGGAAATAGTTTTACATAGCACCGTTAGCGAATTAGCAAGTTCCTCACGGTCTTTCTCAAGCATTTCTTTTGCAAGGTCTAGTCCAGAATACAACGATACGCTTGTCTTGTAACTGTGTATCTTTTGCTGGGCATTGTATAACGCCTCTTCGATTTTTTGTAGATTTTTCATGGTTATGGGTTTTATGATTCGGATAATTCAAACCATGATTTAGCAGTGTTAAAGGCCAGTACCCGGCTGTTGCTTTTAAATGATCCGTCATTAGGGAACTCGGCGTTATTATTCCAAAAGTCTTCCTCCCATTCGGAAAGTGATCTGTCATAACACCCCATTTTGATACGCTTAACATTTTCTGATGTGATGTACGCTATTACGATATACTGGTATAGTCCGGTAAATACTGCACAAATTTTTATTTCTGTTTTACTTCCATCGGCACCCTGCAAATTGGCACCGTGCAAATCGGCACCCTGCAAATTGGCACCGTGCAAATCGGCACCGTGCAAATCGGCACCCTGCAAATTGGCACCCCGCAAATCGGCACCCTGCAAATTGGCACGGTGCAAATCGGCACCCTGCAAATTGGCACCGTGCAAATCGGCACCGTGCAAATCGGCACCCTGCAAATTGGCACCCCGCAAATCGGCACCCTGCAAATTGGCACGGTGCAAATCGGCACCCTGCAAATTGGCACCCCGCAAATCGGCACCCTGCAAATTAGCACGGTGCAAATCGGCACGGTGCAAATTAGCACCCCGCAAATTGGCACCCTGCAAATCGGCACGCTTAGAGATTGCCTCTATAATCGTATCTTTTACGGTATTATTCTCTTTCTCAAATTCAAAAAGAACCGATCCGGTAATCCAATGCTTAATTTCGATTTTTACTTTCATATAACTGTTTTTTTGGTTTAATAAACATCATTCATTTTCTGCCTACGCTTGTATTCCTCCTCATTGCGCTGGCATTGTGCCAATTGTTCAGGCGTAAGCGATGCAAACCAGGCCGCCTGCTCCCTGTCGCGGACTACGCGCTCTTGCATGAACATTCCACCGATATGTTGTATCGGATCTTCCCATTCTCCGGTGCGTGGATTATACTCAGGCATTTATATACAGGTTTATATAGCTAAGTTACGCCCATTTTCAATACTACCAAAAAATAAGTGATAAAAAATGAAGTTTTTTTTTATTTTAATGGTTAGTGTTTATTGGTTTAGGGTAATAGGTA